TAACTTCTTTATTAATTTCGCTCATTTATTTGTTCCTTTTATTATTAAGTACGTAGCGCTGTGATTCAATTTTTTAGGTTCTCGTAAAAAATCAAAACAATAACGCCTTCTACGAAGCTGTGAACAATATGAGAAAAATAAGATACTTCACTCCTATTGAACAATATATCAGCGCAAAGAAGGGCGCTTGTAATAATCAAAAAAATGGTTGCAACAACTTTCTGTCTTATATTCATCAGCAAATAGGTTTCCCATTAGGCAGCTTTACCCAGTTATTGTACTCAGTAATAGTGAAGAGGGTAGGATATTCTGCGTACTCAGCCCACTTGGGGTTAAGGTCCATCTCTGCCATGAGTTTGAAGACGTGCCGAAGGATGTAGCCATCAACTTTACCATGGTTTCGTGCTTGTTCAACAGCATAAGGACCTAAGCAAATGTCCCCATTGATATAAAGGGCTACGACGTCATCATGGTCTTGTTCAGTAATATTAAACATTAAAACTCCATCGTGGCACCTTACGGGTACCATTCGCCGCCTTTAGACTCAAGTAATTTATGAACATGCAAGCGGGTGCTCATTTAGCATAACAACTGCTTTATGTCTTGGCATATTCTGGATATTTGGTCTAAAGCGTCGCATGCTTTAATGAAGTGAGTTTCTGATATTGAACCAACATGCTTATCTTGGCTGATAGGACGAATTGTCCACTTGGAGCCTCGTCCAGCACGCTCAATAGCTAACTCAAGGCCGTGTTCTTCAAGCAAACGTCTCAGGTCAGGGGTCATGGTGGCACTTTTATTGCTCACCGCGGTCATTTCAGCCAGTTCCCTAGAAAGCAAACCTTCTGGATGGTCTAGTAGTGCCTGGATAATCGTCCTTTGGTTTGCACTAATCAACTCAAACAAATTCTTTATATTCATTAAATTTCCCTATTTATTAAAGACACATCCTGTGTCGAATTGGTGGCCTATTTTCCCTCAGAGTAAGCTCGCCATTTTACCCCAGCTACGCTGGCTTATTATTGGAATATCCTAGTATCGTCGGCCATAGTGCAAAAGTGAGGGGTTTTCACCCTCTTCCATCCCTAGTACTGCCGACGCTTGCAGGCTACGCGGGGATTTACCCCTACTCATTCTGGGTTAGGTAGCAAACCCTCTCAACCATTCCCTAGGGTGGCTGAGTTCCAGCTCCGCAGCGCGGAAATTTCCAAGATTGATTCATCCTATTTTATCCCATGACCTAATATGTTTAATATATCGTTTGCATTTATTGCAATAACCACCTTTGTATTCCGTGTTTTTGATATAATGTTTTGTTTCCTGCATTTTACTCGATACAGTATATTCTGCAATGATTTTATGGCCTTTCAAGAAACAATCGAACTTCAGCATTATAGACAAATCTCGTCTCGTTCATGGTACTTATCACCGCACTTACAGATGCTTTTATACAAAACTGCGCCGTCCTCAATTAGGTTCTCTAGGTCTCTCAGTGCTTGTTTATATCCAGTGTTGAAACCGCATGAGAAACTCGCTGGTTCCGTGTGTACAAGCGTAGGAAGCTTGCCTGCAATCTCTTTGTGCTTGTCGTTAATCCAATCCTGGATGTACATAATTAGTCCTTTAACGCAAAACCATTCCTAATGCTAACCAAAAAAAACACCACTCTAAAGCGTGGCAAATAGTTACAATATCTTCGTGGCTCATTATTGTCCTTAGTAAAACACAGATTTGCTACGCTGGCTCTGTGATGGCCTCTACATATCCCTAGCCGATAGGTAAGAGATTAGGTTCTACATATTTCCTAAAACAAGGATCACATACTTCAACAGTCCCTTCGCCGTCATCATAATCCTTCACAGTCTTCTTGCGTTCTTCATGTTCCGCAAGTTGCTGCTCTCGTGGCGTAGCTCTGTGGTAATCTTGTTTGCAGAACTCACATATAAAACTATTTGGACACTTCATTTATCCTCCCTAATAAGAAGCGCGGGCAAAGCCGTTGCTTAACTCCTTTCACCATGGGTGAATGAGATGGTCGGAGAGGTTAGGACTCTCACCTAACAGATGGAGATACTCGCGTATATCTTTTCCCACAACAACCAAATTTGCTAGTCCAGTAGTTCGACCGTCTCCCCGAATAAGTGCCACATGCTGCAATTTCGTACCGTGTGGCGCGTTACCTCATAACGCATTAGCAGCTTTGCTACTACACCTATGCGCATAGATGCAGATTTCGCTGGGAACCTTGTCAGGAACCCGAGTACTCCTCGTACGTCATGGTACGTGAGCTATTCTTCTTCCTTCGACTTTTCAGGTCGTCGGCTATCAAGAAACTGATACATGTGCTCATAACCACAAAAGTAAAGTGTTCTGGAAAGCACTGATATCAGGCTGTCTTTGTAACTTACTTCAATCTTGGAAGCTGTTGTTATATCAGCTTCACAAACATCACATGTAATCGTTAAAGTCTTTGGCATATTTAATCTTATTTTAATTTAACAATTTGTAGTCGAATAGCATAAAGTCCAGCCTGAGTAATAATGCCATCGCATTGTTTCATCAAAGAACGCATTGCTGGCAATAAATCTTCTTCTGTCAGCGCCTTTTTTTTCGAAAAAAATTCATCACTAATAGCAAGACCCGTATGTATTGATAATATTTCTTTTTCTTTACTCATAAATCACCATAAGGCAGGGAGATATTTGTGCTTGCGCTAAGAGGTGGCGCGCAGAGGCCTTCTCCCCTATTCCTAAAACTCCTTCCGATTTCGTTTATCCATATCTGAGTAACGCTTCTTGCAGTCTTCATCAAGGTCGGTGTTTATTGGCTCTATCGATTTTGATTCACCAAACTTCTTGGGCTTGAGCTTTCCTGCGTGCCATTTCATATGGTTCAGCTTTAAATTCAGCATTGGAACATCAATCTTTGTGAGTCCTGTTTCTGGGTCTTCCCATTTATGTGGTTCGTTCATAAGCTCTTGCATAAACTCAACCACAACCTCAGCTTGCTCCTCTTTCGCGCGTGAGTAAATGTCAGCAAATTCAGGGAACTTAAGCCGCCATTCAAATATAGTCGCTCGCTGAGGCCAATGCGGATTAGCATTTACCAAATGAATTAAACCAAGCTCGGACGCAGCAATTGCGTCGCCAATTTCTTTACCTAATTCTGGCGTATATTTTGTTGGTCGTCCTCGTTTCTTGAGGTCTTCTGGTTTCTTTTTCTTGGTCATCCTTAACCACCATTTTCTAGCCTTTCATATAAGCTTCATCAAACATCTTTATCGCTTCTTTGCGTGTAATGTCTGGATTGATAGCCATAATATCTTTTATCGCTTTTTGATAAGATTTGCTGTTTCTATTTATCTTGTCAAGAGAAGGAGCTTCTTTTTTTAAAGAGTCACTGAATGAGCTTTTGTCGCAAAGCTCACAGTCAATCATCATAAAACCCTGACCCATGTATTCACCATTTCCGTTACATCTAACACATTTATCCATTCGTACTATCCTTAGCACTAACTCTTAACTCACATCATAACATACTAATTTAACTACGCAAAGTCTATTTAATAATAATAATGCACAAAGTAGTTGACAAACTATAATCAAATGTACATAATGATAATTGAAGTTTATTTTATTACGCATATTTACTAGGAGATTGAAATGCAATTTGCTGATTTAACTGATACCGATTTTTCGTTTCGTTGCAATATCTCAGACGATGCTTGTGACTATTGGGATTACGATTTCTCAATCGAGCGATGGGACGATAAATACTCAAGAAATCTTAGTCGCATGGAGATTAAGCAACTAAGAGAGAACTGTAAACGGATATTAGAAGCCACTGAAGGCTTTCAGGGAGGATTTTAATGAGATATCGAGGCATGATGGATGGGTGGCATGGTGATGAGTACGAATGTCATGGTCATTGTGGTTTATGCGATAACTGTGATGAGCGTTATTATCAACAATGCGACGAAGCCTATGAGTCATCGCACAATGAGGAGTTACTATGAGAATAAGGAGATAACATGGAATACGTTACCGAGGTAATGCCGTACTTATGGCGTTTGATTGAAAATAATAAAAAATGTTCTGTTAATGTAACCACAAAAGAAAATGAAATCATTGTCAGCATTTGGAGTGGTAAACGATGGAAGCGCTTCAAAAACAAAACGACTGATGCTTTAATTGCTAATTTACAGCAAGTCTATCAGTTCTAATACGGTTCGCCCCTCTGCGCTTTTATAGGTACGGGCGGATTTTCCATCGGCTCTGTCAATCCATGAGCATAGTCAGGACATCCTGCTTTAATCCAAATTTCAACATGTAAATTCAATGCCTCTATCGGCAATTCTCCTTTTCTCATGTCGTCTTTATCTTCCTCGCTCATCAGCCTTTTAGTGATGAGACGAGGTTCAATTTTGTGCTTTGAAGCAATTTGACGAATGATATTTTTGCAAACTTCATCAGTTAATTTTTGTTCGCACATGAGTACTCGATATAAGGTTTTGCGTTCATTGATGGCCTATCCAAGTACTGGTTTGATGGTTCATCAAACCAAAAAGCAAATAATCCTTCCTTGAATTTACCCCGTCCATGTCTATTTTTATCGCATCTTAAGTACGCATCTGGTTGATGTAATATTTCAATCTCATTAGGCTCCAGAAAATTTCCCCTGACCTGCTCTCGTGCGATAGATTCCTTTTTCTTATTTCTCCATACTGCAAAACAATTATCAGCTAAATCACTGATAACACCACCACCACGAATGTCATATTTTCCAGGGATTTCTGCCTCATCTCTCGGTTTTCTAGGATGAGCAACAAGGTGAATATGACAATTGTATTGCAGTTTGAAATCACGAAGTTTTTCTGTGAGTTCTTTCTGCGCATTGTAATCATCTTCAGCAATACTTAATGTGGCAAGCGAATCGATTAGAAAAACATCCAGCCCATATCTGCGCCGTGCGTACAGAAATACCTCCAACATCCTGTCAATCTTTGCTGTACCAATCAGATTGAATATCATTAATCGACCATCAATCCATTTATCAATGGCCTTCATGTAATCCAGGCTAGGTTTTTCCATGGCTGTCGCCTGCATATACATCCTTTCCAATAATTCCTCGGGATAAAGCTCCATACTAGCCACACAAACTCTTGCTCCTTGCTTAAGCATATTAAGCATAACTTGACCTAAGAACATTGTCTTGCCGTGCCCATTATATCCAGTCCACATCGTGAGACCTGATGGTTTAAACAAAATAGATTGTTCACAATTATCCCATCCAAGTTTATAACCCATGAAAGTACCAGGAGTCGGGTTCATAAATTCGTAGGTAGCATGTAGGAATTCTCCATGTAGCTTAAGTTCTTGAGGGTCAAATGTTATGGCATTATCGATGTAATATTTAATATCCTGAGAGCTCATGCCATTAACTAGACATTCATTGGCATCTTTCATGGGTAGCTGAATCACGCGACAACGATGAGCTCCCAATCTGCCAATCATTTCGCGAGCTCCTTCTAAGCCGGCATCATCATTGTCCATACAGATAAATATTTCATCGAAACGATTAAGTCGTTCTATTTCGTAATCTAACCATCGCTGCTTGTCACCTCTACCACCACCAAAGGGTACAGAAAGCGCAGGATAGCCATATTGAAAGAAACTCATCGCATCAATTTCTCCTTCACAAATAATAACTTTCCTTGCGTTAGGAGGTATCATTTGCCAACCGAACAAGCAAGGCTCAGCGTTTTCTGACACGAATACTTGTTTCTTTCCGTCTTTCCTTTTTAGCTTTAAAGTTTTTTCAAAAATAATTTCTTGGTCTCGATAATAATTAAAAATAATTTCATCATGACTGTGAGGAATTGCGTATAAGAAAATTGTTTTTGAATTTAATTTCCTTACTTCTGAAAGGTATTTGTGTACGGGTGATTCTTCTTTCAGAGAGTCTCTGTCTTTTTTTGCAGGTCTCGTAAATGTTTTTTTGTAAGTATCATGAGGAGAGTAATTTTTATTAAACACATTGAATTGCTCACCCACCTCTTTCATGGCCTGGGATATCGATAAATTTTTAGTTATAGCCCATAGGTCTAGAAGGTCTCCTGATTCACCGGACTGGAAATCAGACCACACTCCAGCTTTCGCACCTTTAAGCCTCACCTTGAGAGACTCTCCTTTCTCCCCGCGAATAGAGCCGACACACCATTCACTTCCTTTCTTTTCTCCGTTAGGAAGCAAGTCTCTAACAATTTCTTCGCATCGTTGCGCCAGAAGCGCGGATAGTTCATTTGCTAACATATAAACCTCTTAGTAGTATTTTTTTTGTTCAGGTTTACCGTTCCTTGGCGCAGTGGACAGTTCATCTTCCCATAACGAACCGTTGATGTAAGTGTATGGGTTGGGAATAAAACCTCTTTTCCATTGGTCATCGCCGGCAATCTGAAGCTTCACCTTATCTATTATCAGCTTTGCCTTTGAGTTCAGATTTAATCTGTTCCATTTTTCCTCGCACTTTTTCTTCCCTTTTTTAATGGGATAAATTTCCCAGAAATCAGAGAAGTTCTTTTCGTCCCCTTTGGGGACTATAGGGGTATCTTTACTTGTTGTGTTACTAGTTGGTATAGGTGTCACATTTTCGTGATCTCCATTTCTCATTTTCGTGAAATGGTTTTGCAAAAAAGTGTTGCCACCAAAATCTAGTGTTTCCATTTCACATTTTTGTGAAATGGTTTCCAGCATGGGTTGTATGAGATTTTCTTTCATTAACTCTGGGTAAAAATTTAAACACTTATACGTCAAAGCGTACCAGCACGTTCTATCGTACTTATGTTTGTTATAGTTTGCTTTGAGAATTAGGCCTTCTTTTACGAGGTTGTTGATAAGCGTTTCGACTTGACGACGGTTCCACCAAGGGAAAATAGATTCGTAGGCTTCAAGTGTATTATATGACCAACAATGACCGTCATAGAGATGTCGTTTATTAGCAAGATTATTGAATGTCCATTGGGAAAGAGCTTGTATGAATATTGCCGCGTTGATACCATGTGCTACTGCTACATTTGAATTGAAGTGATTAATCATGTTATAATTCATCCGGTGTTGTGAGCTTTAGGGATATGAGGGCTCACGCGAAAACTCAGGGCAACCAAAGTTCTGAGTTTCCATGTTTAAAATAGGTCTTGAATATCGCTTTGGTCGGGGACATTCAAACCGGTACTTTTTTGAAGCTGTAAAGGCAGGAAGCCTTTTAAACTTCCTAAATATCCTATCACTAAATCACATTAAAATGAAATTCCATTTACAAATCAACGTTTTTATTGTTAATAAAATATTCAATAGACTCAATTATCTGCTCAGCAAGCTCAATTAATAATTCCTGAGTAATGTTCTTGCCCATATGACAAGACAAATTTGAGCGCAATAAAGTCCCTAAAGACTCATTATCAAGTTTTATCCTGATTTCTTCAATCATCATTTCTCCTAGTCAATATGATTATTATTTGCGGTGCAATGAGTCTTTATGGAGATAGGTCACCTTTGGGCTAACCATTCTTTGAGATGAACTAAGTTACAAAAGTTCATATAGCGGTCAAGCTCTCTGGTAGGATTGAGGTTATTGGATGACGGCACACGACCCTCTTCGACAACCCTAATACGAAATGATTTTTCTGAAGTGGTAAAAGTAATGTCTTCCTGACATTGGTCACAAAGGACTGTGTAGGTCTCACTCATCGGCGTAGCTCCTTCTAAAAATAAAATAGTTTCACATAATTTTTCCACTTCCCTAGTGGAACGCCACAAATTTGAATTGCGGTTTAATTTGTATTGTTGTAACACATAAATATCTAAGTGGCTACCGGACTCAAGTTGCCGGCGCCATGCGTCACGCTCATCTATTAGCCCAATATAATTCATTATGCTAAGAGCCCTATAGCCAGCCCAAGCCACATCGATTCAGCGATATCGAACGTGATGTTAAAATGATATGTGATAACTTTCATGAGGATGTATAGAGCTGCAAGTCTGGATATTTTATACCAAGGATAAGACAATAAAATATCATAAAGCCTAACTTGCCAAGAACGTTTCATTAAGCAGTGAGGAAAAACTGTGTCAATATCCTTATATAAATCAATATGGTCTTGTGCTACTTTTTTTCTATTAAAACTGACACCACAAACACATAAATATTTATCCATTACTTGTCCTTTTCTGCTTTAAGTTTCCCATTACTTACTACTTCCAATACACATTGCATCTTGAATGGGATTTCGTCTTTGCTCTTCCAGGCGAGCACTGTTCCTCTTGCAATATGTAATGCCTTGCAGATGTTAATCATTTTATAATCGTAGTACGCCATGACATCACTAAACTTCATATTTCACCATATTTTTGTACAATTTTATTGACAAACTATAACGGATTAGGCATTATGTGTCAATGCCTTTGTTGGCTAAGGACGAATTATGAAAAAGGACAGTTTCATTTGTACGCACATTACTAGGAGATTGAAATGATTACTGAACAACAACGACAAGAGCGTTTACTGGGTATCGGAGGTTCCGATATGCCTATTATTATGGGTTTGTCTTCTTATAAAACCCCTTACCAGCTTTATCTTGAAAAGACAGCGCAGATTAATTCCTTCGATGAAATGACAGAGCTACAGTATTGGGGTCATCAGCTGGAAGGAGTCGTGCGTGATGAATTTGCGAAAAGAAATAATGTCAGTGTGGAAACTCCAGAAACACTTGTGCATCCCTTTTATAGTTTTCTACGCGCTAATATTGACGGTTACATTCGTGATTGGAATGCTGTTCTCGAAGTCAAATGTTCATCGTCCTTTATGGCTCATGAATGGGGAGAAGACGGAAGTGATGTCATCCCTTTGCAGTACCTCGTCCAAGTAGCTCATTATTGTGCGGTCACTAACGCCGATTGCGCCTACATCGCTGTATTGATCGGTGGCAACGACTACCGAGAGTTTAAATACACTCGCGACAAGCAGATTG